GGGTTCATCAAAAAGATAAACTTCATCTGTTATATCTATAACCCTAAAAGGACTGGATTTTATGTTGAATCCACTAAGCGATTGAACATGCATATGATTGCCAAAATCAATAGCATATTCAGCAAATTGATTAAGTGCAAGTCTCAAATCTCTCCTCATTTGTATAGAGGTTAAATTAGATGTGATTGAAGGATGACTCTGATCAATAATGCCTAAAAATTTACTGTATTTGAATCTAGTACCATATTTATTCAATTCCGTGGAGTCTGCATATTTCTGTATATTGGTCTGAATTGTCGATGAAACTGCAGAAACATCAGTCATTGTTCTTGTATTATAATAAACTTTGCTGTCAGTTATAATATAAAGGTACTTAAGATCCAAAATTTCTGGAACAATTCCAGTGACAGAGTATTTTCTTAATTCTCTTTTTATATTCTCTTTAATTCCCAAAGAAACAAAGTCGCCATTTCTTGGTTTAATACTAATAAAAACTTTCCCAAATCTTGGTGGAACTAATTCTTCACCACCAAACACAGATATTGATTCTGCCTCTGGATAAATTTTATTTGGTATCAATATCTCATAATCGTTTGCTGTTATAGCACGATCCTGAGTTCCATATACTTGAGGTGCATACTTCTTGACTGATGCAACACTTTCAATAGCAGAACCCCCTGAGGACGGTTCTATGGACGTTATAAGGGACACACCAGCAGTGATTGGTTTCTCTATGGCATTTTCGAGATAAACTAATCTACCACTAAAATCAAACCCACTCAGTCTATTAGCACTAGATCCAGAACAAACTAAGTATGATATTTCAACTACATTTCCATCCTCAAGTCTTCTTCCAAATATACCATCACCAAAAATAATCTCATATCTTTCATCCTCAACTTCTTGCAAGAAATATGTTGTAGAGTCTGCGTTTAAAACATCGTTAACTTTCTGATCGATTAAACCACTAGTTAAATCATACTTTACTTTAATTGTGGAAGTATCAGATGGTTTAACCTGAACTAATATGGTATCAGTGTCAATTCCGGTATTAGAAAGTATGAAACGCTTATTGGGATCCTGTGCGGAATAAGTAAATGATTGAGTTACTTTTGTTCCCTCAATAACCTCTAAATCCGTAAAATTTGCTATATTATTTGTTACTGATACTGTTGTATCTTCAAGCACATTGAATACAAAGGACTCATTTCCAAACTGCTGTGATGTTGAAACAACTGGGCCTGCTTTCAATGTAATCGATGGTGGTGCGACTGATAAAGTTGAGGTATCAACTAAAAAGTTAATATTACATCTAGATGCCTTTCTTGATTTTGGCACATACCCAATATTTCTTGCTAGGGCAACGACATTTTCTCTTAATGTTGCACTATCAATAAAAACCTCATTTGCAACCATGTTTGCATTATATGAGTTAATATAAGTGTTATATGCGAGCAAATCTATGATGCTTGAGAGGTTTGATCCCTCAAAGTCATAGTCCGTAAAGTTTTTATTTGCTCTAAGAATTTCTTTTAGAGAACTTTTAATCTGGTCAAAGTCCAGACTATTGAAGTTTACGATTGACATTTACCTTGTTGGTTGCAAAACGAATTCTAATTGTTGCTCTGGAATATCTGCACCGATGATAATGTAAGTAATTACAGCATTATATTGATTTGAATCAAAATCGGGATTAACTTTGACTCCTGTCAATTGAACTCTTGGTTCAAAGATATCAATAGAGTTTTTAATTTCATCGCGAATTGATATCGCAGTTATATCGTCCATGTTCTCAAAAAGCATCTGTGATACTCTTGATCCAAAGGTCGGTTCAAAAAACTTCTCTCCAGGAGTTGTAAAAATGATATTACGAACTGAGCGAGAAATCGCAGTAGCATTTTTTAATGCAACAAGGTCATTATTAAGAGGATTAATCTTAAATGACATGCTTACATCTTTAAATTTGCGACTAACTCGCTCTAAAGGCATGGAAAAATGTTATATTAGAAATATAAGTTATTTATGTCACGTTTTTAACTAAAATTCATTTAAAGTTGTAGGTTCAGTAATGTAAATTTCTTCATTTTTTTCAAAAATTTCAGTATTTTGCTTTTTATCGCGTTTTTTTGGCGTTAAATCGTCATTTGCGATCTCACGGAGCATTTTTTGATGCTGATCATTGGCTAAATTGTCTAAAAAATCGTTATTTGGGGTCATTTTCCTCTTTTTCGTTTAAAATTTCTCTTTCTTTTGCAGTTTTCCAGAAATATTCGTCCTCACGACCCATTCCGAGTCGCTCATAACCGTTTTCAACACTGTAATATTGGGTTGAGACCTTAAAATCAGGCATTTTGGGGTCAACAGGTGTCAGACTGTTGTCAAAAATACGCATTCTGTTGTTAGGGTACAGTGCATATTGACCATTTTCAAGTTCAATCAAGTTATGTGACTTATGTTCAGCTGGATTTTCACTGGTTGCATAGTCAATCTGATCACAATCCTGATGATAGTTATCTATTGTGCAAATATACTCACCTCTAACGATACCATGATCTCTAGTGTAGCATTCAAAATCCATTGAACCAATAAATTGCTTATGTATTGACATAACACCATAATCCATACAGTTCCAGAACTGCAGGTTAGGAAGGTCCATATCGGGGTCTGGGATCGCCGGAGACGAGAGAAACGCGCTTATAGGTAGTTTGTCATACATTGCCGCATATTCAGGCAAATAGGTCTCAAAATAAAAAGCACGTCCAGGTATCGACTTTGCCGATACCCAAACGCCTTTTACGAACTCACCGTGACCAGATTGATGGTCAGTGAGATATTCTTTTCTTACCCAAACCTCAACGGATGGTAGGTTACAAATTAATGCGCTCATGTCCAAGTTTGTTCTATCTTAGAGTATCTATACAATAACTCTTCATCTTTTTTAATATCCTTGATTGCAATATAGAATTCTTTATCGTCTATACCTACATTAGGATCATCAGAATGATTAACATAATATGCCTGATAGATTCTATCCAGGTCACAATCAATCCAAAATCCATCTTTATCACACCATGTTATTGATGCTATGTGTTGTTGCATATATTTTGGTATTTCATTCCAGGAAATCTTTTGTGCTTTTTGTCTTCCCTTCCAAATCATAGTGCCTTTTGGAATATCACATAAAGAAAAAACACCCACCCCACCACAGACTTTACTGGGTGCGAGGTAGGTGTAGAGAGTCAAATCATACATTAGCGACCTTGACCACGATACCTTTTTTTACGACCATTGCGAGAAGTTGCCGAGAGGAGCGTGTGTTTTCCGCTTCCTTGTCGAGACTTTTTGGGCCGACCTTTTACATAAGTGCCGCCTTTCATCATTGCCATAACGAGTTTCCCCCTGAGAAATTAAAATAAAATGTACTAGATTACACGAGTCTTTTCGTGACCGACCCTGATACGAGGATCGCACCAGATATCAAAGCCTGCCTCTTTTGCATCAAGACAGAATGAGACATCCTCACCACACATATCCTGAACATTGCCAGATTCAAAGACTTGCATCTTCGGAGCAAACCAAGGATATTCGAGATTCTCGAAGACACCGTTCTTGATCATTACCCAACCAAAACCAGTGTAATCTACCGTGAATGGTTTCTTACGCTTTGACATCGTTTCAACAGTTTCGTGATTCATCACTCCACCATTCTTACGGAAGTCATCCTCTTCCAACCAGTGTGCAACAGAGGTTGTGTGTCCATCTTCAGTTGCATACCAACCTGCAACAACTTCCTTCTCTTCGCCTTCGGCGTTAACAGCAAGGTCACATAATTGCCAGAACTTATTGGTGTCAAAGACAATATCACTGTCAATCCACAGTTGATAATCATAGTTTAACTTACCATCCCACGGAACTTGCTTAGGTCCACGCAGAACATTTGCTCCTAGGCATTTGCAACGTGCAAAGTTTACCATAGAAGAATAATCTTGACTGATCTGAATACTCATGCCATTCTGAACCATGTCGAAACACAGTTGCACAAAATTCTTTAAAAATGTGAAAGAACAACCACGACCTGGGAGGCAGAATACAATTGCCTTGCCACGCATTCTTTCTTTGATTGCATCAATGTCCCACTCTTCTTTCTTCTTAGTGGGCGCATTTGCTTTAACCGTAAATCCTTTAGCCATAGTTTGAATCAACCTTCAGATCAATTATATCGTAGTATGTATGTGTTGTCAATATCGGTCTTATGACCTCTACTTTTAGTAAGAGTTTTCCTCAGTGTTATATGGAGATCTCTCAATCTCCTCATATGACAAATCCTCAAGAGTATAGTCAGTCTGCATTAGACCTACCATACCCTTGAGGGTGTTCCATGTTACTCTGAATTCTTCCTCTTTTATATTCGCAAATATGCATTTATTCTTTGCATATATGTGAAAAATTTTTTCCTTTGGAGTCATTTTTTTCCTGGGGAATTTTTTTTATATATTTTGAAATAACAAACCGAATAATATATGTCTCTCGAATTGTCACCTCTGTAGGTTAGGGTAGTTAGCTATTTTTATATCACGCCCGCCGCACGATAACAACGAACAACGCGCAATAACTGCCCTAAAGTGTATAATAGCACGGAGACTAACTGATGTCAACCCCCGTGCTGCTAAGTATCACAATTCCTCTAACATTTCGTTGAGTTCACAAACGTTGAGAGATTCATCATCCCACTTAACACCATCAGGAGTTGTAGGAGACATTTCCATCAACATGTGTGAGAGAGACTTATAACCATGCTCGCGCCAATCACGGGCAAGGTTATACAAACCCTCATCATTTCCCAACCAGAGAGCAACATTCCAGGTCTCGTAATTTGTCCAACCGTTGTAGGTTGTGTCTGTGAGATTTGTCTGGAAAGTGGTGGTCATAGAGTTTTGAATCATGCTTACACTAGAGGGACACTTTATGGGGCCGGCTTATGTTACCAACCCCTGAGTGACTATCAGTCTGCCTGTTGAAACTCCTCAGCAAAACTGTCAATCAGTGCCAGGAGTTCGTTACCATTAGCGGCACGATTCATCAGGGACAGCATCAGTTCACGGGTCATAGTCTGG